CACTTAATCCTAAATCTTCATATGTTATGGTATCAAGATAATAATCACTATTTACCTTTAACCATTCAGCAATAAGTCTTCTCTGTCGGTTTAATGAGTCACCAGACATCTGACCTGGTGATGAAAATCGCATATATGCTATGGCTTTTTTCATGGTGACACCTGCTAACGTATGCTTTTATAAACCTTAGTGGTGGGATATAATTTTTGTTTAATTTTTATTTAAAAAGACAATTAAGGTCACATTATCTTGAATATACAACAATAATCGTATTGCAATTTTCTTACGCCATAATCTTGAAAGCACAAAAGAATACATAAAAAATAAAGACATTAACAAAAAGCATAAAACGAGGC